CTTCATTAACCTCATGTAACATAATAATACCTCTCCAATGATTATTGGTTTGTACATCCATATAAGTTTCATTATGTTCATAACAACTACCAGCAATAATACAAGTTATTAATGATCCATCTGGTCTCTTTCCATAAGCTATTTGTTTTCCTTGTTGATGACCTGCTACACAAGACATATGCATCTTACTAACTAAGAGATAAGCAGTTGCTGTGGGTCTCCCCATAACACCAGAAGGGAAGTAATGACAATAAGCAATACCATCAATGATTACTGGTTTAAGATAAGGATAAACTTCCCAAGATTTGTAAGGTAAATCCTCATATGAGATTAAACCTTCTAGTTTTGGATCATCATTAACTGCTCTTTCTATTCTTTGTTCATGATTACCTAATGTAAGAACTAGCCTTGGTTTATATTGTTTTTCTTTATTCTTCTTTGCTTTAAGATTAAAATCTATTAAGGGTTGTAAAAGAAGTTGCATACCAATATGAGCAGCTTCTATGTCTTTTACATACCTTTGTCCTTCAAAGGACTTCTTACCTGTATCATAAGATGCTAGGGATGACATATCAGCGAAATCACCAAGATGAATAACAACATCTGGTTTCTTATCTACAATATATTTACCTATTCTTGTTAAGTAGGATAGATCTTCTCCGTATTTAATTTGTGTATCAGGTATTACTAGGTGTTTCATTTAATTTTTCTTGTATTTCAAGATCTAATGCTTCTAAAGATTCATAATATTCTTCATTAGCATAACTATAACCATCCCAATTATCAACACCAGCATTTTCTAAACACTGAAGCATTAAAGATTCTTCTTTTAAATCACGATATTCTCTAATATCAATTAATACTTTCACTTAACCAGTCCTTTATAATATTATAATCTTTGATAGAACAGTATTTAAATCCTTGTTTAGTAGCCCATGTACCATGTGAATATTTAGCACCACCACATAGTTTATTACAATCCATAAATACAAATCGTAAATCTAATTCAGGATATTGTTCTTTAATTAGGATATATTTTGATCTTTCTTTATGATCTGAGAGGTAGCCCTTGGTTTCCACATAGATATTATTAGGTAGAGACCAGTCTATTAAATAGGTATGTTTAGATTCTGGTACAATATAAGTAAGTTTAGTATCTTCATATTTATATTTTACTTCTAAATCATTTAATAAATATTCAAAGTTTTCCTCTAATTTAGATCGTCGTTTAATAGTCATGCAGCATCTAATTTATCTACTACATTAATAAGATCTAAACTACTGGTAGCACCAGTAGTATATTCTCCATTCCAATCCCATTGAACAGGATACCATACATCATTACTTAGGTAGGCTCCATTGATGTATCGAGATTCATAGATGTCATAAAGTCTAACATCAGATCCACCTCTTGTTGGCATGGGTTGGCTAAATTTAAGTTTTGTCGGTGTACCCAACTTTGACCCCTTTCTTGTTGTATCCATAAGCATTGTGCATTCATCACAAATCTTTTTGGATTATTATATTTATCATATACAACATCAAACATATCTTGTTCATCTGTAAGATGATCAATAAGTTTAGCAGCTTTCTTTGGTCCAATCTGATAAACACCAAAGATATTATCTGCTAAATCACCAATAAGCATTTGCTTATAGAAGAATTGTAAGCCTTCTAGTTCTGTTACTGAGTATGCTTTATTGTTGATGAAATTATAATGCATTCCTGGGATCATGTCAAGATCTTTATCAATAGTACAGATAATTGTTTTTGATGTTTGATTCCATGCTAATGCATCATCAGCTTCATAACTTACAATATACTCTGCTCCCCATGTTTTGTCAAGATATTCTTTACATGTATAGACAAGAGGAGGTGTTTCATTTTTATCTCTATTAGCTTTATATTCAGGATTAATTACTTTTCTAAAATTAGGTTTTTCTTTACTAGATAAGAATATTCTATAATTTTCATATTCTGTATCAGTATTCATAAAGATAGAAGATATTAATCTATTACATCTTTCATAGAGTAAATAAGAACTAGCACCATGAGGGATACTGGTAGCTACTCTCCATGCCACAATATCTCCATCTATTAGGATTGTCAATTTTGATCCTTACTTGATTATATTCTTGTTTTCCTACTTTATGAGATCCACAAGTAGGACATCTAATTATTTCTTTTTCATTCTTGAGTGTGCTAAATATATTAGCACAATATAAACAGATATAATTATTAACATGTACCATATTATTATTTTTATGTTGTTAAAAAGTGCCGGTTACGTCATCCGGCGTAACTGAGTTACCGTCCTAATAATTAATAGGGAATGTCATCCTCTGTTACATCAGGATCGTCAATTCCCAACACAAAGTTAATGTAAGTTTGTGCAGTTACTTTAACATCATCAGGATTTACATTACCAACAAGAGTATTAACAGCATTGGTAAGTGAGGATTGACGAATGATATAGACTTGTTTCTTTGCCCTATCTTCAGCAGTTTCCCAATTACCACCAGAGGATACTGATTTACCAACAGGAGATTTTGAGATTGGATGACCGACCTCTTCAACTTGTTTATGAGAGTTACTCTCTGCTGAGATTTTATCCCAATCCCAGAAGCCATCTGCATTCTTGGTCCTACCAATAAAGAATACATCACCCTTTTCTGAATTCTTCAAAACGTCAAAGACTTCTTTGTTACCAAAAGGCATAACTTTTTTACCTTCAACTTTATCTTGAAAGCTTTTATTCTTGTACATAAGATCAACAAACTCATAAGGTTTGTTGGTTTTAGTGGTAGCTTTTACAAGATCAACTGATTTTACTTCAATACAAATTTCAGACATTTATACAAGTTCCTTTAAGTTTAACATATTTGGACCAACTTTGATTTCCCCACGTAGGGGTACATTCCAGTCTAAGAAAAAATACTGAGATAAAAGCTTTGGTAAATCTCGGAATAGTTTATCAAAAAGATTTGCAACAACTTCTACCTCAGTATCCGGGCTGTCCAGTACAATAGAATCATGTACTGTACTAATTAATTTACTTTGTAACTGTAACTTATCTAACCTATGTTTAGCAACTACTCTTATCATTGAAACAACATCAGCACCTAGTCCTTGATTTGGCCAGTTGGTAATATCAGATTCATTGTATTGTAATCCCCTATAAGTTTGTTTCGGAGTAAACTTATGTACTCGACCAAAGGGACTTATTATAATTCCTGTTGTTGTTGCTTCTTTGATAAAACGTATGTGGGTTTCATAGATTTTATTATACTTAGAATAATATTTATCAATCACAGATTGCCAAAAGTCTTGTGATGTACTTACTGATTTAAAATCAGGATCTTTAGCATAAGCATATGCTGATCCTCTATAAATCCATCTAAAAAGAAAGATCTTTGAAATTAATCTAGATGGTAGAGTAAAAGCAATTTGATTTGCTGTATGAATATCATTTTTAGTTGGGTCTTCTAATACTGAAATCCATTCATCAATTCCTGTTTTATCTTGAGATAAAAACAAATACGTACACCATTCGAGACTCTTTACATCTATGTTGATAATCATGTTATTCTTTTTTCATTTCACAGGATTCTAATTCTTTTTGAATTTCTTCTAGATCTGTAATAACCATATCAATACCAAATTTATCTACTGCATAACAAAGTCCTTTTAAAACATCGAAATATTTTTCATCTTTTTCTACTACATTATCTTCAGGAATCATAATAATATTCATTAATATCTACTTATACAAAATTGTTTAGCAAGAGGAGCTAGGTTTTGTTGGTTAGGTTTACTACTAGACAACCTACCTGTGATTGCCAAACATTGATTGAGAGTTGAGTATAACTTATTAGGGGGCCAGTTCATTTTTTCTCTTAGTTTAGGTAATCCTTTTAAATATGTACCATTAATTTTTTCTAACTTAGAGCGTTCCAAAAGTAAGGTAATTATATTTTTAGTATATGTTTTTGTAACAAGTGCTCTTAATGTGGGTTCATCTGTCTTATAAAAGCCTTCTTTAAGTAATTCAGAACCTTTTAAGGGTGTAACTAATCTAGGAAATACTTTATTAGTTTTTACATTTTGATATCGTATTTGTCCTATTTTTAAACCAGTTTTATAAAATCCAATAGGTTCTTTAGTAATAATTTCTTTTGTTCCTCCATATAATACAATGGAAATATCATCATTACTATTATAATTAATCCCAGGATTATTAAGAATCCTGTTAAGTTTTTCTTCTATAGCTTTAATTTCAAGTTCAAGTTTAGTTGCTGTTTGTAAGGATTCCTCTTCATCATAAATTAAACCATTGTATTCCATCTCTTGTAAAACAAGAAGATCATTACATTGTAATCTAAACAGAGGGAAAAGATCTTGTTCTGTTGTAGAGAACTTCTTTACTTGTTCTAAGAATACTGAGTATGTTAGTTCCACATCTCTTTTACCGTATTCTTCTAATTCTACCAGAGGAATCTGGTCAGTGTCAATACCTTGATCCCAATATTTTTCTTTAATTCCATGTATTTTTGAGCCTAATTTGTAATTTACTCCCATTGTATCTAGGTCTGGATATTTCCAATTCTGATAGGAGAATAGGAATTCTGCTATCTGTAAATCCCAGACTGGACATTGTGGAGTCCAGTTTAGTTCTCTCTTTAACCAATTAAGATCAAATTTTAGATTGCTTCCAATTATACAGGAGGCTTTTGATGTATGCTCCACCATATCAACAAAAGTATTAGGATGATAAACATTAACATTTTTTTTACTCTTACTTTGTATTGTAATTAATTTGTTTGTTTCATCAAAAGGATTACCTTTATTCGATATTGTGGTTTCCACATCCAGGACAACTGGATTCCTCTTCAAGGAATTCAAAGTATTGCCAATCCACAATCTTTTGTTCAACACCAAACTCCTTTGTTGCCATTTTTAAAAAATCAAAGACAAACTTTTCTGCAGCTTGTTCATCTTTAGCTTGTACTTTAATATTAATTGGAATATCAAAGGTCTTCAAAGGTTTCTTTCCATTCTTTAAGAGATTGTTTATTAATGTAAAAAGTTCCTAATGTATCTAAATTAAAATCATCTGGTAAATTTAATGTAACTGCTGGTGAACTTTCATTAGCATAATATGTTTCATCCTCTTTTAAAAGATAATCTACAAGGGTTTTGTTAGTATACCAGTGTATTGAATTACTACCATCACCATTATCAGAAATTAATCCATATAATTTTTTCATTTACTTATCCATAATAATTTTAGGCCAAGGTTTAAACTCAATCATTTAAATCTCCACAAGATAACATACGATTGTAATTCCATAATGTTTTATCATCCATAGTAGAATTACAGATAGCTACAAACTGTTTATCATTATAAACAGGATTATCTTCTAAAAACATTTCATTAAAGAGTTTAGTAATAGTTACTTTATCTTTTGTAGAAATCTTAGCATCTCTAATTAATTTAGCAATACGTAATACTTGTTTAGTTCTATATGTAGGCATAATATTTAAGGTAAAGGACAATCTGGAGGAATAGGAAATTTGTAAATATAAGGTAAAGTTTTATCTGATTTTAAACATGTAAATGTTTTATTTTTAAGATCAGTATAAAAATTTGGACATTCTACACAAGATTCTATTTTAATATCTATAATTTGTGTTTCTTGTATAATTTTATACATTAGTCTTCAAATCTCGCAATATCTGGAAGAATTCTTACTGATAAATGTCCATGTCTAAGCATAGGTTCTGTATCCTCATCTCCCATTAGTTTGTTTTTACAAATAGACAAGAATCTTTGATATTCTTCAGACTCATTGTGAGTTTTACCAATGCCAATAATCCAATCTGCTTCTGCTTGTTTAGCAGTTTTAGCATTGGCTACATTGTCCATAGTTAGCCATCGTTTTCCTTCTCCTGATGCATCACTTTGACATACTCCAATAACAGGGCAGTATTTCTTTGCAAGTTCTCTAGCCCATATATAAATGTCGCCAAGTCGTAAGTCTTCACGGTCTCCTGAAAATCCTTGAATTTTATCAAGTTGGTCAAAAACAATACATGCTGGTTTGCTGTTGATAATGATTGTCTCAACAGTGTGTTTTGTAATTCCGGTCGAATCGAATACTTTGATTCTATTTCCTGTTTTGTGGGAATATTCATTTTTATACCTAGTTTTATTATTAAATAATTCTATCAGTCTTGTTCCGGTTGATGCTTGATAGATGCGTAACTGGACTTTGCTTCCTTGTTCTTCATTGTTACTTTATGTTTACACAAGGGCGTTAATCTTGTGCCATAGGGCTGCATATTGCTATGCAGAACAGACTATCTCATCACTCACTGAGTGTTGTGCGCTTCGTGCCACTTGGCACTACAATTAGTCGTTACACCTTTATATATAATCATAAAGAACGCCATTTGCAATTTTCCAAATGGTAGTTCGTCCAACGTTATGTTTTTTAGCAAGAAAAGCAAAATCATGCTGTTGTGATAATTCTTGCTTAATTTTTTTAACGTCTTCTATAGTCAATTTATTTTTAAATAGCCCTGTTAGATGAGCATGTCGTGTGTTTTGAGACTTTGTAACCCATTCAAGATTATGGATATGATTATTACTTTTATCACCATCAATGTGATTTACATCCAGATTTCCATCAGGAATAAATACATCGTGTGTACTAAGTACTAACCGATGTACTAAACACAATCTACCTTTTGGCGTGTTTATGTTATATAATTTAACAGTAAAGTAACCTTTACCATTATTAATCCATTTCATGTTATTTCCCGTTGTTCTATTACGAACAACTCCGGTATAACTTACTTCATAGTTTGGGTAATGCTCAATAACTTTAAACATAAGTTGACTCCTATTTGGTGGTAGGGATTAAGTATACTTGGCTCGGTATTGTCTACTAGAGAGTTTCACCGAATTCACACAATTTAAGCTGGTCTATTATTTAAACCATAAGATTGGACTATTGCATTGTTCGGCAAAGTAGCTAATTTCTGATGCAAGAAACGTAGTTTTTCCAGTTTCAGGCCGAGCAAAGATAAATCCAAAGTCACCTTTGCGGAGAGATCCGAGGCTTCTGTTAAGAGCGTTGAGACGCCATCTAAGACCTGGTTTGTGGATAGTTTCGTTGTAGAGTTCATCTAGGTCATCTGTAACAAAGTTAGAATACCCCTCTAAGGTGTCTGTAAGGGCCGTGGTTGAATTTAATTCTTGTGTGAATAGTAGGAGGTCACTAAAAGATTTTGAGCCTTCTGTGACCTCTATAGCGTGGATTGCTAGTTGTTGAGCCTTGTGTTTTTGAACAAGGTCAATTAAGAGATCATCTAACAAGAGAGTAGATGTTGTTTGTTCTTTTAGATCTTTAAGTAGAAGAGAGTATTTCTCTTTATCTTTTTCTACAATATTAACAAGAATGTATAAAGCTAGTTCTTCATAAGAGATATCTCTTTCATATTTAGTTATAAGATTACTTACATATTTATATAGAGTAACTAATTCTTTATTGTCTTTAATTAAATCATATATTATATGATGATACTTATAGTATATATCATATATACATAATAAGTTAATTAAGTGTAGCATACTTTGTTCTTTCTGTCAAGTATTTATTCTTTCCTAAAGTGTGATTGTATCCCAAATGTTTGATATACACCTCCACAACTACATTTAGATGTCCAAGTAAGATAAAATAATCTTGTTCTACCACAATTAGTACATTGTTCTAATGTTTTTTTTGGTTTAAAACCTTTTGTATAGAAAAAATCTGTTGGTTTTTTTCTAAGTATTTTTGGTTGTTTCTTTGCATAGGTACTAGGCATACTTTAGTCTTTCTGTCAAGAGGTTTTTTATTGTTTGTTTATCATAGTCTTTAGGATCTTTCTCTGTGACAAGACTAACACAATCAAAGCCTAGTTGTCTAGCTTTATAACTGTATTTTAAAGAATCTTTTTCTTTGTCTTTGTCAAGCCATAAAATAAATTTGACGTAGCCTAATAGTTGAAGTTGTTGAAGTCTGTTTATTGATAGATGGCTCCCAAATAATGTCGATGCCGAAACTGAGGGGAGTCCGGCCAGGACTATGCAAGAAATAATATCTTCTACTAGAATTAAGTATTTTGTTTGTTTGGTCCCTAGTATATGTAGTATGGATTTTAAATCTCCTTGTGAATACCATTTGGATTTCTTTGGATTAAATGACCGTCCTTGCCAAGCAATTAATCCAGTGTCATCAAAGATGGGGAAACAAAGTCTTTCCCAATAGGGGGACCAAACAATTAGGTTCTTTCTTCTGAAGTCCTCAGTAAGATTGTATTTATTACAGTAGTCTTTAACTTCTTTTACTGTTAATACAAACAAACCATCTGTTGGAAAACTAATGGGAGGTTTTTCTTTGTTTTCTTTTTTAGGTAGATATTTTTTGTTTGTTGAAAAATGACAACTAAAACAGTAACTAGAACCATCTGAGTAATGAGCAAGATTATCTCCATTATTATCTTTACCAATTTTTGCACATTTAGGGCATTGGGAGTGATGAGTAAAATAGGTCAATATCCTCTTCCTCTTGATAATCTAAAATGTCATTAGCTTTTGTAAAACAGTAATAACATAAATTTGTATATTCTTGTGAGGAATACCATTTTCTTTTTAGATCTTCTTCTGTTAGTATTACGTTACAACTTCTACATCTGCTGGACATATTTTATTATTCTTATTGTCTATGTTGTTAAAAATGGTTTTATAGTGGTGTAATAGAAATGAAACAAAACCTGCTTGATCGTGAATATGATAATCATTATTAGTCTTAATATAAAACTGTAAATAAGAGTAATTATGATTTTGTTCTATAATTTGTGGTAAATTTTGAATAAAAAATGATAAATTATTTGGAATAATATCTTCTATTAAACGTCCTTCTGGATTTAATGTGAGATAGGATTCCTCATACCAATCTTCTTTTGTTATTTCATAACTGTTAATAAATTCCCAAAGATTTCCCTCTAATGGATAAGAAAGACATCTAAGAATATAAGTATAAAAACTAAGACTTAATGTATTTGATACCCAGAAAGAGGAAAAAGAAATTAAAATAATCTTTTTAAAGTTTGTTCTTTCTACAGAGGTTTTAGAAATTTCATAGAAATCCTCAAATTGATGTAAGTAATGTAAATTTTTAATAAAAAGATCTAATTCTTTTATATCTTTATATTTAATTAGAAATTGTGGATTTCCCCAATCAATAGGATTTTTATTAATTTTTAGAGAAAAACCATAAATTCTTTCTATATCTTTTTTAATGTAAGTAGAAAAAATAAGAACGTCATTTAGAAAATCACGGCACTTTACATAGGGATGTGCAATACTTACTGTTTCTGGAGTAAGTTTAGTTACAAAACTATAAAAATTAGAAATGTATTGTTCTAGTTGATCCAACTTCATTAAGGAATCTACATTTGGATTTGGAATAATTTTAGTAATCATGTTTGATTTTCAGCATACATAAAAGAAAGATTATCATTTTTAGCAACACATTTAGGACATAAGATTGTTTTAATTGTTTTAAATTTAGTATATCTAATCCATATTTTCTTATCGTCGTCTTGAGTAATTGTTTGAGAACAATGAGAACATTTTTGTTGTTCTTTATTTAAAATAATACTAGTATTATTAATTGTTTTTAAGAGTAATAGTTGTGGATCATAGATACAGTAAAGAGTGATTTTATTAAATTGAGTCATCCTTGTGTGAGGTAAACAGAGGATTTCTGTCTGTTTATTTAAATCTGGACATACTGATTTATGAATAATTGTTTGAAAAGTAAGTTGTGGGTATTCAGTGTTAATACCCATAACTTTGATATGCTCTCCTAATACTTTTGAATCTGTGATTGTTACTTTAATAGGTGTATTATAAAATAAATTTAAATCTGGAAGAATTCTAACTAAATTAGTCGTATCCCCAGCCATTTTCCCAATAGTCTTGGTAGGCTTTTGCTTGGTGATAAAAGGGGTTTGGATTTTTTTTTTTTCATATTTTGTTGTATGCTCAAATCCATCTTGTACCTTATCTAATTCCCAAGTATATAGCATGTTTTCTTCAAAATATTTAGCTTCAATATCTTTTCCACCATTACGCCATGAAATCCATTCCAGAAGTTTAGCTTCTGAACCAATGAGGTCATAATGTTCAGTTTCTAGAATCCACAAAGGTCTTTGATTATTACGAGAAACATGAAATTGTTTTGTTTTTGCATTATACCAAATTAGAGCAAAAGCTCCATCAAGTTCTGATAAAATATCAATAGGATTTTCTTTTTTGTCTAATGCTATACAGATAGCTTCTGAATCTGTATTTGTGTTTGCAAGATGATGGTGACTAAGTAGTGTTCCATTATGTACAAGAACAGTGTTGCCACTAATAAAAGGATGTGCATTTTTATCAGTTTTTACACCACGAGTTGCTGAACGATTATGACCGACCAAGATTTTTCCATAAAGATATTGATCTTTTAAGAAATCCTCAAAGTTTTTATTTTTAATAAATGTATGACCAGGAACTGCATCTTTAATTGTATGTACGTTACCTGATTTTGTTATTGAGAAAGCACCAGTTGAATCTTCACCTCTTAGTGTGTCAGCAAATAATCCTTGTGTAAAAATATTAATTTGTTTATCTGTAAAGCCATATTCACTTTTGGAAATAATACAAAAGAGTCCACACATTTATTGAAGTCCTGGTTGGTGATTCATAACATCATCAAAGATTTGGTTTGATTTGATAAATTATTAAAAAATAATTTGGATGTTGTTTCAGAATTTGTTTTTAATGTTGGTTAAAATATACTAGCGAAGAAACTTTTTTCATAATCTTTTCTAATTAATGTATTTGTAATATCTAATTTTTTAAATAGGGATAATTTTGTCGTTGTAATACAAGATTCAAAGTCTAGTTTAGTAATAAATGTGAGAGGTAGTGCTGTAACTTTAAATACTTCTTTGTATAGAGCAATATATTCTGAGGTAGTATTTAAGGTTTGAATTTTATTAATTAAATCCTCATAAGAATATTGTAAGCTAGCGAATCTCAGTTCTATAATGGAGTTAATCCAAGGATATAAGATATCTGTATCTAATGTACCATATAAGTGTCGAAATTCTATTGTACCTATTTTCTGATTGTCATTTGATCCAAGAATACAACCTAAGTTTAAAGCATTATATTTATTCCAAATAGATATGTCTGTGAGAAGATTGATAGTTTTTTCTAATTCTTCTGTTTTGTATAAAGGTACACAGAAGATATTACTTTCTCTTTTACTTCCTGCGATATTAAAAAAATGTTTTTCAAAGATAGAGTAAAGAAGTATAAAGACTTTTAATCTTTCTTCAGTAAAATCTTTTACATTTAAATGAATATGGGTAGAACACCTATTAGAAAATTTGTATATTGGATTATAATAATCTAATTTATCTGTTAGATATTCTATTGCATATGGAATTTGTTTTGCTCTAAGTGGGATAGAAATATATTCTTTACCATTATTCCTTAGGCTATGATCTACTGTTTCTGTCCAAAAATAATCAAAGTCTATACAACTAGGACATTGTTCTACTTCTAATTCTATACCAAGAAGTGTAGTATTATTTACAAAAATAAAAGGTTTTTTTAATTTGTAGTTTTGTGTAAAGGCAGTATGTTTTCTATTTTGTAAGTTTAGAAGTGGAAATGAAAAAATATTTTCTAAAGTATCTGGATTTTTAGTAATCATTATAATGTTTTATTTTAAAAGTTAGTGACCATTTTTCAGACTCTTCAATAAATTCTTGAATAAAAGGTGATTTCAATAACCAAAAAATAGTTCCTGTTTCATCGAAGTTACCTATTAAATATTTATGATAAAATAAAGAAAAACCTTTTGGAAGACATACACTTTTTGTTAGTAGAAAATTTGTATTAATTAAAGTAAAATGTTTATCTAAACAAGATTGAAAAATATTTTTATCTACAACAGAGATTGGTTTGTTTTCAAGAAAGGAAAAAAAGGCTGTTCTTTTATTTAGAGGATTGTCTACAAAAGTAAAGTAATTAAAAAAATCAATTACTCTATAATTATCTATAAATAAACTACGTTTCCATTGTCGTTTAGGTAACAAAGAAACATAATATACTTTATTGTTTTTAGTAGAATAAAATCCTCTCTTTAATCCTACAGGAAAGAATTCTGGATTATCTTCATTGATATTAAATTTATAAACAAGACCTTCTTTGTTTTTAAAATGATAGGTTTCTTCGTCTTTATCATAGACATAAAAGTATTCTATTTTTTCAGATGTTTCTTTATATCCTAAGAAAGTACCAAAATATCTTTTTTCAAATTCTTTGTTAATATTTAAGATGCCTTCAGCATCTGTTAGATTTTCCCAAATATTCATAGATTATATTTAGATTTCAAATAAAGGTATGTATCATAACAAGAGAGATTAATACATTTTTGAACGTTAAAGTAATCTTCTTTATCAATGTTATTAGACATTACAAAGTTAATTGCTTTTTGTGTTTGTTCAAATACCCATTCAATAGACCAATCATTAAAGATCCACCAATTACTTAAACTACGATATTCAACACCATAATCTTTTTTACGGAAAGAACCTGCTAAACCATAGAGTTCACGTCGTTCTACACCTTTATCATATTCAATACTTGGTACTCCTAGAAACAAGTCACACGCACGAATAACTTCAATTGGTTTTTGTTGTGCAATTTCACATCCAATGTGAACATGACCTCCTGCGGATCGTAATTGTTTATTGTTACTATGTGGTTTTGGGTTTTGTTTCATTGACCAAGCATTAAAGTCAGGTTCACAACCAAACATTCTTGCTTCTGGTGTGTTGAGTTCTTCTTTATCAAATGTTGCTGCACTATCTGTTGAGAATTCAAAAGAAGTTAATTTATTTCTAAGATGAGATAGGACTTTATTAATGACCGACCTAAACTCTTCTTTAGTTTCACTCGGTTTAATATTAAATTCTACAGAAACATTATCTTCTTGAATTGCATTACCTTCATTGTCAATAAATAATGGTTTCCATTTGCTACCACCAATTAGACCTACTGCTGATTTATGTTTTCCATTTTGCATCAGGAAGAATTCAGGATCAGCACCAATCAAGATTTTCATACATATCCTTCTATTTCAGGTTTAATTACTTTGTATATTAGCCAGGTGTTATCTTCAGGGTGTCTATTACTAGGTCCTGTGTCTATAAATGTATAATTAGCTTTTTGTAGAGTCTTAATGAAAACACGATCCATATTTACTGCTACTACTGTTCCTATGATTTTGGAGTATCCAGAAAGAGAAGCAAATTTTTCTACATAGGAAAGAGATTCTTTATCACAGAGATTTAAATTACCTATGATTAAACATCCACAATCATAGGGATGTTCTTGTATTGATATATAGCCAATGTCTAGAACATTAGTTCTTTCTAAACGAGAACCTACATTTCTAGATACTTTTGTTTGTATATTATATAAAGATATACCATAAGTTAGTGGATATATATATATAGGATCTTGATTATTCATTTAGAATTAAATTCTTAATAAGATTTGTACAATAATTAAGAGTTTTCTTTGGCATACTCTGCCATTCAGGATGTCCTTGAATACCTAGTGCATTTACATCTGGAAAATGTACAATTTCTGGAACAAGATCAACAATAACTTTTTTATTATTTTCTCTAAGACCAAATGTATTTTTATATTCAATAGAATTAGCAAGAATTTTACTTGTTTGTGGATTTGGAACCATCATCTGGTGATGACATGAGTTAGTTACAAGTGTTTCATTGTTGTGTGTCATGATAGCATGATTACCAACATCATGTTCTTCAATATGTTGAATTAGAGAACCACCTGTTAGACATGTAATTAGTTGTGCTCCTCGACAAATACCAATAATAGGAATTTGGAGATCAATAGCTTTATGAAATAAATCAATTTCTATTTTATCTCTAAGAGATTTATGTTTACTTCTAACGTAATCACAAGGGGATTCACCGTAGATTTCAGTAGCAATATCTTCTCCTCCCCAAAGAAAGAGAATGTGATTCTTATTTAATTCTTTTGGTGTTACTGTGGTGAGTGTATTGTTGAATAATTTAAAGGGATCATTGTCTGTGTACCAGGCATGTGCAATAGTACGTTTAAAGACTTTGTGATGTGTCATAGTCATTTAGAATCTCGAAGAGTGCCATTGTACTTTGGGAATTGTGATATTGTTTATATTCTTTAACTCTAATAAAACATGGTTCACCTTTAAACGTATAAACATTTGTAGGATTAAGTTGAAATCCTAAGATTTCAATTGTAGTATTGGGGATAATTTTATGTTTAAAGATTGCTTTTTCTTTAATATTATTTTTATCTGCTAATGTAAGATAAGTTTCTAATTCTTTTTCTGTAACTTTTGGTATCACAGTAGGTAAATTCTTATAGTTATTATTTATAATTGTTTCTGTATATAAAATAATGGATTCAGTAATCATGTTTTATTTTCCCGGTTATTTTTACCGGAGTCCATATTGATATAATCATAGTTATTTTTATTACAATAATAGTTTAATTCTACTTCATTTTGTTCAATATTTTTCCAGATTTTATATAGTTTATACCAAGTATAAAGAAGGTAAATAAGAGAACAATAAGAGATAGTTATAAGTAAGTATTCCATTTTATTTGTATATTGTGGTTGTTGAAGTACATACTGTGCATTTATAATTAGCATATGGATTTTCTTTTGTTCCTTTAAGGATTCCACGATTGTGAAGTCTGTTGTTTTTTCCATATTCTTTATCTTGAAAATCATGCTTGCATTTGCATGGAAGAATTTTAACTGTTTGGAGACTCATAATATACCTCTAAAACGAACAGGAAGGGGCCTAGAAGGCATTTGTTTTACATAAGGTATAGGTAGGTATTACCTATACTTTTTTAAGGGCTGGATGGAGCCATTTTGAGTACTTCTTGAAGTTATCATCCGGTGGATAATGTTTAAACATGTTATGAGTAATCCCATAATCAATACACTTTGTAGTACAGGATTGTCTGTAAGGTGAAGTATGGGAAGGTGCTGAGTTAATTTCCAGTACATATGACCGACCATCCTTATCTACCATTACATCTACACCACCAAGGTATAGACCTGATATAAGATAAGCTTGATATGCAGTTTCAATAACATCAATTGGCCAATCCTTCCATTTGACATTCTCAAACTTACCCCCTTTTGCTACATTCCAAGCAATTGCTTCAGGATTGGCTGGAATCTTTGTGGCTACCCAAGCCACAAGACCTTGAATAAACATTATTCTATACTCTGCTACTTTGGGAATATATTCTGAGATATAATAACAAGTGTTGGGGAAGATGGGATTGTGAGATAGATGAAATTCAAGATCTTTTTTATTTTCACAAAAGAAAAGATTCTTTCCTTGTGCGTGAGTTTGAGGTCTTAGAATGCAGGGATATGTGATTTCTGGATCTTCATAAGTGAACCAAGTTCTTGGGATAAGTTGTGGTGCTTGTTTTTGAAGAGCTTGTCTAAAGAATGTTTTATTATTTACACAATGAATTGCTACACTTTTATTTAGAATGGTTGTTAATGGAGGAGTGGGTGTAAGAGAGGTACATCCCCAACGTAGGATAATATCCTCTTCTTTAAATTCAAGGATTGTATTATGTTTAATTATAGTAATTTTATGTTGGGAAAGACTTTTGATAGCTTTGGTTGATCCAAGACCAAGACCTTTACGACGTAGAATGTAGAACATTATTCTTCCTTAATTATTACTTTGGTGTGGTTGATTCTCTGAATGATTTTATAATGAGATGTTAATTCTGATTGTAAATCAAAGGAATTTTCATAAAATCTTTCAGAAGATATATAAGTCTTCGTTTTTGGATTATATAGAAGATATTGATATAATTCTTTTTCTTTTTGTTTTACTCGGTAATCGAATAAATCAAAATTCCAGGAGGGTTCATTTACTGTTATCCAAGGAATGCTTTTACTTTTAGATTGAAATTCAATTTCTTTGCCTTCCTCAAACGCAGTAATAACATTAATAATTTCTTTAGGTGTCATTTTATTATCATCCAGTTGGTTTATTTGTATGATGACCGACCTTCATTATTGGTGGGCGGTACTGGACTTGAACCAGTGACCTAACGATTATGAGTTAATTAATTTTTTGTATTCCGTTATCAATCCTTTTGAATATAAATGTTTTCCTTGTTTACAAATAGAACATTTACAGTAGCGATAACAAGACAATGATCCATGTTTGTTTGTTCTAATCTTTAATCCTTGTTTAGTTGCATTCTCTTTTAAGGTTAAAAGTTGTAAGTTTAATAAGGAATCATTTGTTTTATCATTATCTATATGATCTACATGTAAAGATTTATCTATATAATGTCCAAGAAAAACAGTCATTTGATATCTAGCATAAGATACAGAAGATCTATTATATTTATTGTTATATAGAATAACAGTTTTTCTATTTTCTTTATTAGTTACCAAGTATCCAGATTTCCAATGTTCTTTATAGGGTGTATCCAATATTATTTTCATATGTTCTCCTAAATGTTATGGTAGGCTGTAAGGGTTACGATCCCTTCCCCCTGTCTTATGAGGACAGAACTCTCACCAGTGAGTTACCAGCCCATATTATTATGTTATCATAACTTTAGAGCATTGTCAATAAGTATTTTTATATTAGCTCTACCTCTGAGTTAATCGTCTGATGTTATTAACTCCCATGTTTCAAAATCTCCTAAGCATTCATGTAGATATGCTTGTCCGGTATGAATGAAGTTGTATTCTTCTTTTCCATACCTGATTGCAATAATTTCTTCTGGTCCATGTTTACTTGAGTCACCATCGGTTGAATAACTATACCAGCAAGCTGTGGTTCGGAAATACTTGTTTAATGGTGGTTTCTTCATTCTAATCTTCTGAGCTAACCGCCCATATGTTTATCTTGTTTGTAGATAAGGATCAACAAAGTTTTGTTTGTTTAAATGTAGAAGTAGTGTTTCAGCTTCAGTTCTGGATACAACCCAACAAATGGTAATACCATTGGGATCAATAACATCATATCCACTATATCCACTTTCTTTGTCTTTGTTTTTGGTATAAGTATACATTAGTTTTTTACTCTAGTGTTGGTCCCCGAAGCGAGAGTCGAACTCGCATGGCTTAAGCCGAGGGATTTTACTTACCACTTCGTCTTTCGACGCCAGTAGATCGCCGATAGTACAAGGCTATCCTGTTCGTGGTCTGGACTATGCTATCGCCATGATGTGAATTACTGCCTTGAGTTGAAGTAATTGCAGTAGTTTATACTCACCCACATTTTAGGCATTCCGTCTCTAGTCTCTACACCTTCCTTATTACCCTTAGAACAGTCTTGCGGCCAGAGTTTTTCTTCGGAAAACTAAGAAACCATCATCTGTTTCAGATACTAAGGCTTGGCTCGGCGTTGGCATACAATTATTTGTAATATATCCGCTCGGTTTTCTCGTCGGATTTTGTACCTTTAACAAATACTTTAACAGGTAGTATATATGTATTTGCATAATTGTTTAGCGTTCGCCGAATTTACGGAAATACTACTAATATCTTTCGATACTAGTGACCCATATTGAGTCCCTTGTGTATACCTATTCCACCATTCGGGGTTATTATTTAATTAATTTCTTGTTTTTCCTTATTACAAATAGGGCAACCTGCTCTTTTTTGTTTTTTAGTCATTGGAATGTTATTAACTTTTACCATTGTACCTTCCCAAAGATCAGATTGTTTTCCATGAATTTTACATTCAACAACAGCGTGGATTTTAGTAGGTTTGCTCATTTTTTATATCCTTGAATTTTGAGAGTTAAAAGGTATTGTTCAGTTGCTTGTTGAAAGACTTTAAATGGGATACAAGTATCCATAAGAATTTTATGGATTACCCAACTTGTACGTTTGGGAAACAAGGCTCTTTTTAGTTTTTTATCCATTATACATACTTTCTTTTTTTATCACAACATTTATTATGACCGACCTTTCCCGCTTCTCCCGCCTTTTTCTGCACAAGCGAAGCGCGGTGCAGATCGGCATCTTCTGAGGGCGAAGCCCGATCTTGATTTTTCAGAGCCTTTCGGGATGCCAAGTATGTATCCCAGGAACTAGTAGATTGAGATTGGGTGTGAAGATCACGAATTGCTTGAAATGTCATTGATATCTCCAAGGTTGTTGGGCAGGATTGCCTGCCAAGGCCACACTTTCGGATGACCTTGACGCGGCTATTGTTTAGGAAGATTTAGCAACAGCGTGGCAGAGTTCTTTGGCTTCATAAAGTCCAAGTTCAGGATACTGGTTCCGAATGAATTTGATGACTAAGACTGGCTTATTTTCCCGATACATATCCTTGATGAGAGTGGCTTCAGCATCGGTAATGTTGTATGTTTTTTTGATAGTGTAGGTAATTTCCATAATCTTTTCCTAAGAGAAGAGGCAGGATTGCCGTAACTGCCCACTCATTGAATGGGCAGTGATTGGCTACTGCACGAACTTGGCGCGTTCGCCAAGAGAGAACATCCCGCCGGTGCTACGACCATTGGGGTCACGAAGTTCCAACGTTTCTTTGAGAGGTTCAAGGATACGCTGACGTGCCCGGACTTCCGGGGTGTTGTGGCCATTAGCCAAGTCTTTCATACCGATATCGCAGATGTTACGTTGAGCGGCGTTCAAGACGATGATTTGGTTTTGAGCATTGCGAAGCATTTGGATTCTCCTAAAGGAAAGGGAAGGCCAGCCACAGGATGTGACCGACCTCATGTACTACATTAAGCCCTACGGGTTTGACGCATCATACCATCTGCGGTGAGCATACCGTCTTGGAAATCAGAGCCATCGTCGTTGTTCCTCGCACGTTTGCTCATCTTTTCCAAGGTACGGATGTCGTCCTCAATGAGCAACAATTCTGCTGCAACTTGGGCAGGATCGAAGGCATCCCACCCGCCTACCCACTCTAATGTTTGGCAAGCCTTGTTCAAGACTTTCATCATAGGCAGGGAGTAATCAGTTTCCACGGTAGTCCAAGACCAGACAGTTTCCACGAATCCCACAATCCGGTCAGCCCTGCGAGCAGCCTTGATCGCCGCCTTCTTCTCACGATCTGCACGAATGTCCTCAACGGAGCATTTACGGACACGAGCGATAATCATGTCAGTTGAGTTGTTGCCCTTGGGCGGTTGAACGTCAGCCAAACGGGTAACAACATCATTGACTGCATCCTCATCCATCTGTGACTGTGCTTCTGAATTCCAAGCGTGGAACTCGTCAATCATCGAGTTGACCTTGGTGAAGTCACGACGACTGACAGGTTTTTCATGCTCAATGTTAAAGCCATTGAATGCCCGAGCCAAAGCACTCCAAGAACCCAAACCACAAATGGCATCGCGCAGACGAATAGAATTGAGTTCTGACAAGCTGGACACAGGGAATTCACCCTTGATAGCCTGACTTTCACTCGCCCTTTGTTCAACCAAGAAAGAAGGCATGATCGGGGTGGTCAGGCTCTTGGTGCCAGCCTCAATGGTCAGATTGCATTGAGCGGTCTGCTTGGTGGAGATGAACTTGGCGATAGCATTACGAAGAGTAGCAAACATTGGATTACCTTTCACGTAGTAGTTGGAATTGGGGTAACATGCCCCTCATGACCGACCCTTCGCTTACGCTCAGATCAGTCATAGGTGGAATGCTAGACGAGGCTTACATGCCATTGACCATCAAGATCAACTTCATATCTCAGGTCGATTTTACCTATCGAGAACAACCAATAGGGATTGTTGGCACCTTGGAATCGCATGGGTTGTTTGTCTCGATCTGCCAATTGATTCAGGATATGCATTCGCAAGACATGGTTTGCACAACCACAAGTTGCTGTTTTCACAATCAAGAGAACAAGGTCTTGTTTTTTCATGTTCTCACTCATTCACGCTATCCCGGATCGTTACTCCGAGGATCGTTTGTAGCTTGCACGGAATGCCAGCTTCCACACGTTCCCTGTAGAATCGCTGCGCTTCAGAGGCGTTCCGTGCCTCTAGACTCGGGTCAGTAAATACCCGTATTCCATATCCAAGTGTTGGAACATCTTTCGTTCCCCAGACCACTTGGTAAAACTGCTGCTCATTCTTTTTCATAGCAAGGACTCCAACAAGTGAGGGAGAATCAAACAGGTGAAGAGGAACAACATCATTAAGCAGTTGTCAATAAAGCGAATCATTACAATCTCCAAGGAGAGTTAGGCCAGTCACATGACCGACCTGTAAGCTATCAAACAACCTGTTGTTTTTTCAACCATTCAACAGTCTTCACGATCTCATCACCATGACAAGCCTGTGGTTTACAATAACAAACCAAATTTAAATCATGCTCAACATTAGCCAGCTTAACCAATGCATCATACACAACATTCTTACGTTTAATACATTCCCACAAATACTCTCTAAACAACTGAATAACTTCAGCCCTTGACCCATCCTGTCCCACATGAAATGGATTATGCAAAATGCTTTTTTTCACACCATATTTAGCATTTGCCCTACCAATATACAGACCTTTATCAAAGCCAACTACTTTACCATTAACCACATTCAACATCACAATCTCCTAAAAAAAAAAATAGAACCAGAGCTTGTCTGGCTATGCAATAAGGGAAACAACAGCACGGAGTTGTCAAGTTGCCGAAGGCCGAGCGTAGCGAGTCTTGACAATGAGTACTGTTGTTGGAAGATTGCATGTTTTGCCAGACAGGCTTTGGTACTATTTCTAATACAGCGTAACACGAAGTATGGTTTTGTAAAGAATGAGCAGCAGTTTTACCAAGTGGTCTGGGGAACGAAAGATGTTCCAGCACTTGGATATGGAATACGGGTATTTACTGACCCGAGTCTAGAGGCACGGAACGCCTCTGAAGCGCAGCGATTCGACAGGGAACGTGTGG